CGAACTGGGCTGTGGTCTGAGCCTGGTGTTCTTACTATGACTATTAATAAAGATGGTTGGGATAACTTAAAGATACTTTAATCATCAGACTTATAGCCAAGAACCATATCAATCTCTTCTTGTTGCCTACGCATATCTTCAAAGTCTCTTTGTCTTTTAAGTTCCTTTTTGTATCCCTCATACCTTACGATAAACTCGGACATAAACCAGTTTAATAATTTACTCATTCCTCTTCCCCTAACTTTCCTCTATGTTTTTCATAGTGTTCCAGGTTGGCATGGTCCTCAGCTGTATAATAATAAATAACTTTCTTACTCATCTTCTTTCATTTCATCTAAGGTGTACTGCTTGTTACATTCCTCGCAGAAGTAATTGTCGTTTATGTTATCCCAAATCAACATACCTTTGCACTCACAATATAACTTGAAGTCCTTATAAAACATTATTCTTCCCCCTTTGGACAATCTTTATAAGGAAAGTCCTCTTGTTCCTCACAAAAACAAAAGTTAAATTCTTCTACCTGCGTTTCGTGTGTTAGGTTAGCCATATCTAGCCAACTGTATGATTTAGCCATTATTCTTCTTCCTCTGCATGGAATGAAATACTATTTGCCACAAAGTGGTTCATATACTTCATCATTAAGCCACCTTTATAGTTAATTAAATGTGCTTTGCTAATTGCTTCCTCTTTACTATTAGCTTCAACTGTATCTTCCCATATAGTCATAGTTTGTGTTGCTTCTACTCTAAACTTATACATTATTCCTCTTCTTTATATTCCTTTCACTAAACATTAGTATTTATTTCTTTCATAGTATCTATTGCAAACTGCAAACCTGCATAGAAACCTATTTCCCAACTTTCATTATCAGTTTCCTCTGCATTAGATATAGTTTTCTGTTCTGGGTATTGCTCTTTCCAATATTTCTCACTATCGTTTTGTCTTTCTTCAAATAGCTTTATAAGTTCTTCCATTATTCCTCCTCCTCTAT